CCGCCCAGCCCGCTGGCTACGGTTTCAAATGCTTCGCCTTGAGATTCCTCAATTCTAGGAACCGCTCCGCGTATTCTGGTCGCAGCTTGCGGGCTCTTAACCGCAAGGCCAGCGAGCTCTTCGGCAACGGCAGGGTCGTTAGCTAGAGCCTCTCCATTTACAAGCATTTCTGCTGCTCGTTCCGCAGAGACTTCAGATTGCTCCATGATCCTGCGTATCTCTAAATTTACTTTGTCTTGATCTACTCGTCGAGCCAGTGTTCGAACAACGTCTACAACAAAGCTTCCAGTTTTGAGTACCGCATTTCCTCCGGCATATAATCCGCCAGATACGCCTCCGCCTATTAAGCCTTCCCCTGTCATCCTCATAGGGTCTAAGCGTTCAATAATATTCCCTTCAGAGGCGCCGATTCCTGCCACTACTGTTTCGCCGGCTCCGTATCCTATCGCCTTCATCAAGTTAGGGAAAAACTGAGTGCCGACTGCTGTTGCGTTCTCTGCCGTTACAGTGCCAGCAGGGGCTTTTGATCTTCCGCGAGTGTAGAACATTACGGCCGCAGTAGGAGCTATACCGCCAAGCAATTGCATAAGGGCCGCTTCACCCTTATTAGTCATTTCGTAATTGCCAAGCTTTGTCCTGATCTCAGAGATAACCTCTGGGTAAGGACGGTCGGTTAACTGAGAAACAATAGCCGCCTCGGCTTCATCAGCCGTGTTATAGGTGATTCCCTGCAAAAACTCCCTTATCCTTTCAGAAGAATCATAAGCATCAACGCCAGATGATTGCGGCTGAGGGTCGTCCTGAGCGGCTATTTCCCACGGCTTTAAGCCTTGGGTATCTATTCCGTTACTCATTTATTAGCTCCCAGCTTGCAGGGTTCTTGTCGTCACCGCCCAAGTATCTATACCCACCTACAATATCACCTACATTGGTTTTGCTTAGAGCTGTGTAGAAATCTTGCAGGGTAGGCTGGCTGCCATTGTATCCACGCAATGTTCCATTTTCGTTGAAATACTCATTCATAGCATCACGCTGCTTTGCTGCTACTTCCATCTGGTTGTAAAGCCTTCTCATGCGTCTTGCGTTCTCTTCAGGCTTTAGTAAAGGGTTCCAAGCACGTTGAAGTAGCTGCTGTGCTTCTTGCTGCGCGAACTGACCGCCAAGAACGTCTCTTAGGTTCTGCTGAACTACGCCTTCAATTGTCTCTCTAGCTGCAACAGACTCTGGCGCCAAAATGGCTTGTACGATATTTGGAGCGACATTTATAAGCTCTCCGCTGAGCTGTTCTCCGTTTTCTAATTGCCCAAGAACTTGACCAACGGCTGCAAGGTTAGTCATCGTCTGGGATCTTCCCACGCTGTTCCAGCTAATCCAATCCTTTGCGTAAGCTTCGTCAATCTTATCCCATCCAACGCTCTTCTTGTCGCCTTCAATAGTGACGTTAGTATCACCATCACCAATGACCTCAACCTTTCCATCCTTAAGAGACACGCGGGCAGGGGTATCTGGGCCAAGCCTGTAGTCTGCCAGCTCTTCTGAAGTTGCTGGCCTATATTGTGGGCCTTGGCGTCCTTCGTATATTACATTGCCGCTTGTAGGGCTAACTATTTGCCCGTCAACAACAACGCCTTTTTCCGGCTCTTTTTCTTGTAATATGCCGTAAGCCTGACCAGCTTGAATAGTGTTGCCAATCTCTTGCTTCAAAAGATCACCCGCTCCAGTATTTCCCTGCATTGCTTCTTGAGCAAGACGCAAAGCTCTCTGAGTGTGGCGAGTGTCTACGTTGGGGATTCTTCCAAGTATGTTTAGTCTATCCTGATAAAGATCGGCAAATCCTTTGTAATCTCCAGATTGCAAAAAAGAGTTGCCCGCTTGAGCGTCGAGGAACATAGTTTTTCGTCGCTTTTCTGCCGCCTCTTCATCTTGCAATAAACGACTGCGAGACATCTCCTCTTCTTCCATTGCGCGCTTCCGAGCAAGCTCATCCTCTTGCATCATCTGCTGACGAAACTGCGGAGCCTGACCGCCTACTGCTGCACCTAGCCCCATTAGGGCTCTTGCTACATCTACCATAGTTGCCTCGGTTATTATCCGCCGGTCATTCCGCCCAGCGCGTTGGCTGCGGCAGATTGAGGATTAAACATATAAGATTGCTGATTGTAGTTCTGTGGATTAGTAACAAACTGATTCCACCCTCCGCTCAGATTTCCTGTGTAAGTTCCTGCCCCTTGAGGTTGTGTGGCTTGTTGGGTTGGCTGAAACATATCATAACCTGTGCCAGCAGCATAAAGAGCGTTAGTTATAGCGCCTTGATAGTTAGGGACATTTATCTGGGCCTGTGGCACTCCGGCAATATTTGCTGCAATGTTTCCTTGCAGGTTTGCCATGTCAGCACCGTACCCTTGTTGAGCAAGCGCTTCATTTGTTGCTGCGTTACTATACTGGTCCATTAACAAATTGCGCTGGCCGCCTAGCATAGTTGAAATATCGCGGCCCTGACCTGCATACACGTTTGCAAGATTTCCCGCTGCTGAGCCGTACTGGTTAGCCAGTAGCTCTCCTGCGCGAGATCTTCCTTCTGCAAGATTGACGCCGAGATTGCCTAATGTTTGAGCCGCTGGTAACCCATATTGTGCGTTCTGGGCTGCAAGCTGGTTGCCAAGGTTCATTTGGGCGCCAAGCTGCTGAGTCCCAAGGTTAGTTGCAATATTTGACATAGTGCCAGCTGCGTTCTGTCCCGCAGATGTGAGGCCGCTAAGGTTTGCTATTTGATTTTGCAATCCCTGTGACGCAAGACCCTGACCAAATCTTTGCAGTTCTTTTTGAACATTGCCGCCACCAAGTCCACCGGTAGCCGCTGATCCCGCTAAGTTAGCTCGCATACCTTGTTCACGCAGGAAAGCCATCTGCGGTGACTCTTGGTACGCTTGATTGAATGCGTCCTGTCCCATCGCGCCAGATAAAGCGAGCTGCTGTTGAAGCGCTGTTTCTCCTGCCTGCTGGTATGGCTGCATGAAACCAGATGCTGATTCTGATGCCGCCTGAACTTGCTCTAAACCTGTTCCGTATTGTTGTGCTAGATCACCTCTGCCCATGCGGTTAAGCATATCCAGCATATCAATCGCGCCGGTTGCTCCACCCTTGAGAGCCATCTCAGAACCGCGAAGGCCCGTAGGGATCTCGCTGCCAGTCTGATATTGCGTTGTGGCCATTGGGGTCATTGTGTAACTTCTGCCCGCCAGAGCGTCAAAGTTATCATTGACACCCATCGGGGTAGCCGCAGGGGTAGCCGCAGGGGTAACTGCCGGCGTAGCCGTAGACGTCGATATTGGCCTTTCAGGATCTACATTGATTGGAGCCGGTGGAGGCGATATAGGTAAGCCCGCTTGAGCCGCTGCTATCTGGGCAGGGGTAAATCCTAGCTCTTGAGTCAGGTTGCGCTCTACGACTTCTTGAGGCGCGCTAAAATATTCTGAAACATCCCCAGTGCTTACGACGCCTTTTTTTATTAGGTCTTGGACCCTTTCTACTTGAGGCGCAGTTAACGTATTATTCGTATAAACATTCGGGGGAATGTCTGTCAGGCTTTGAATGATTAATGATTTTTCAACGCTAAAATATTGGGCAACGTCATTAACGTCAACCTCTCCAGCGTTTAATAGATCCTTAACTCGATCAACCGTTTCTACAGAATAATCTTTGCTTTTGGGTAAGCCGTTTAGTTTTGCAATACTCATGGTTGCTCGCCTCCCATCATGCCAATCGCCCTAGCTACTTGCTCACGAGAGAATCCACCAGTAGCAATGCCTTGTGTGGCTTGGCCTTCTGTAGCTGGCTTTAGAGGGCGCCCTTCTTCTCTACCGTAATTATCATAATGCCACTTTGCATAACCTTCGGCAGTTTTAAATTGCGGGTCCCCACCTGCAAGAAGCTGGGATTTCTTGGAGTTATAGTCGGTAAGCACATCGGGGTTAGCCGATAGATATTGTTGAGCGGTGTTTGCGTCCCAATCCATTACGCCTGAATTAGAAAATTCAATTTGCTCAAACGGTTGGAACTGTAGCGGCTGCGGGTTAGTTAGCCCTGTTAGCTGTGAGTAGTCCATGGGGACGCTCTGAGCTTGAAGGTTGCCGTAGTTAATCGGATCGCCAAGGATAGCTGAGCGTTGCCCCATTAAGCCTGCTAGTAGCGCTTGCTGGGCCATGTAATCGCCAGTCTGCATTGTATCAATCATTGGACGTAAAGTTTGTCCTGCCAAGGCAAGATTTTGATTCATGCCTTGCTGACGGATGTTTTGGGAAGCTTGATAAGCAGGCAGCATAGACTCAGTCGCGCGCTGACCATATTGCTTGATCATGCCGATTTCGTTTGCCCGATTCTCCGCAGACTGCTTTGCTAATTTTTCGTTAGCCTTGTTTTGAAGAATAGAGCCGCCAATGCTTGCTACGCCGCCAATTAATGCACCAGTTACTGGATCCATCTTAATCCCACCTACTTAATTTCTTCAATTTTAACATATTTTGCTGGTTAAACCGCTATCCAGCCCTGTTTGGTATTACCGCCGATGTCAGGCAGCATTTTTCTGTATTCTATCGATCCCGTAGTTCCGGTCGAGTCAATGTAAAGGCTGTACTGCCTAGCCTCTACTACGCCCTCTGGTGACCCACTTCCGACTATCGGGATGCTCAAACTTGCGTCCTGAGTGAACTGCCTGAACGGCTGCGCCATGGTCCCATCGGGTTCTACGATAGGCTGCGCGACGTTGAGTCTTGGGCTTGTCACTTGTCTCCACCAATAATGTTCGCCGTTAGCTGAATGATCACAGGTTTGACCGCATCAGTTAGCGTAAAGCGGAATACTTCAAATCTTGCTGCTCTCCCGTTACGACGCCAGATAGCACGACGGGTATACTCACCGATCTTGCCTATGCTGCGCGCAATGGGACCGCTCCATGTCTTGCCGTCCTTTGACCGCTCTAGCGTAATCTGCGGATCTACTACCGCCTCATTACCTACGCCAGACTCTACTGTGAGCTCTAGGCTGGGAAAGAAGAAGGACTGCATATTGTTCTGGAAAGGCTGAGTAGCCACTCGCCTTATAATTGGGTTCTCGTATTCTGTGTAGACATCTGAATCTAATATGCCGATGCGGCCGTCAATGATGTCCCCACACAAAATCGCGTTGTACGCCTTGACGATAGAAGCGACCCTGAGAGCTCCTAGAGAGCCTTCTAGGAATGATTTGCGCTCATGCCATCGTTTGCTAGTCGTGTCGTATACAAGCGTCGTAGAGGGAAGAGAGAAGCCGATAAAGTAGGCCCCCTTATTGGCGTATACCCATGAGTATATAGAGCTCACCTGCGCGTCTGTTAATCCGCTCAATAATGAGTCAATCGCAGTTGTCGAAATTTTGACAGTGCTGTTGCCGCTGAGCGCCCAGATCGCTGGCGACTCATTCTCACCCCCGCCGACCCACATGAACGTATCCTGAGCATTGACTAGCGAGTAGGGCGCATAGCATCCCTTCTGCAAGAATAAGCCAGTGCGTTGGAATGGAAAGTCAGCACCGCCGATATTCTGGAAAGCCTCGAAGGTCTGGCCGCCAGAGATAAAGAGCTGGTTCTTGTAGACTATGGGAGCAACGATGTCATCAGGGTCTGACTCGGCTGTACCAAAGTCAAGAGCGTTGTAGCTCAGGCCGTCATTGATGGAGCTTACTATGAACTTCTTCGAGTCTGTGGTCACCAAGAAGTAGCCATCAATGAACACTACGAACTGAGGGGAGCCATTCGCAGTGAAGTCAGAATCGGTAATTTCGGCGAAGGTATCTGTAACGTGATTGTAGATATAGCCTTTGCCGTTAGGCACTAAGATCATCAGCTGAGTGCCATTATCTGCCATAGAGACACGCGCCGTGCCTTCAATGTCGTTGATAAATGTCAGCGTGTATTCGTCGCCTGATTGATCTAATCTGTAAAGTCGGGTCCCGTTTACGAAGTACGGCTTGCCAGCCATCTCATGCGAACCACGGTTTACGTTATCCAGTATCCCTGACGTAGCAACCTGAACCAATCCCTCAGTGCCGAATAGAGTTTCTTGAGCCAAGCCAGCACCCTGAACAATGTTCGGATACCAGTTTGTACACTCTTGAGCTGCGATAGGCAGAGAGTCTGATACATAGAAACCATTTGCTATGGGTAACTGAGTTACAGGCATTAGGCCACCCCGAACAGGCAATCCA